ATGCGAATCTCGGTCAGCGTCATCACGCCGTTGATCCGCTCGGCCTGCCAGTACAGCACCTGTTGCGGATGAATCAGTTGCATGTACGGCCGCGCGCCCGCGATCTTGAGATCGGCCTACGAACGCGCCCCGGTCGTCGTCGGGAAGTCCACGAGGATGTAGCCAATGCCGTAAGACAACCCCGTGCGAAATACATCCCGCGCGAAGGTATGGAAATTGCGGCCCTCCAAGTCCACATCGTCAAGGTTGCCCTTGATCACGGCCGGGATGTCATCGTTCAGCGTCAGCGGCACCGTAAACGGGCGACCCGACATGCTCTCGACGGTTTGGTCGGTCGCATTGAACAGGAACGACGAATTCAGCCGCGCACGGTAGCTTTCGTCATCCTCGGCCGGCCACTACGGCAGATAGGTCCGCCCAGCATTGCGCATGGCGCGTGTACCGCCGCGCAACGTCTCGATCATGCACCAATCCGGCCACATGGATTCGACGAGATTGGAACGTTCGTAGACTTCCATTAGAGCCTCAAGATTTCGGCATGGGCGCGGGCAGGCTTCACCAGCGGGAACAGTTTATGGATCACGTAACCCCCCGCATCGTTCGTATGATCGGCGCCGGATGACTTGTCCGGCTCGCCGTTGTCCGCCCACACCTGTTGCTCAAGATGATCCGCATAGGTCGGGCAGTTGATCGCGTTCACCAAGTAACGCCGGTTGCCCACCGCGTTGCAGAACATCGCGTTCATGGCGTTGATGCGGTCTTTTACGGGCGGGTTGGCCTTGGGCGCGATCACGATGAATCCGGCCGCCTTCAGCAGCGCGATATCCGTCTCGCTGGCATTCACGCTCTTGCGACTGTCGCCGCTGGCATCGGGATAAACCCGAATCTCGCGGGTCTTGGTCCAGTCATCGCCTTCGTGCTTCCAGTACCGCTCACGGATGCGTCGAATCATGTCTGGCGTATCGTTGCCGTCGATCAATTCATCCACGGCCCTCGGCAGGCCATCACGCATTACGTGCACGATGGCCGCCATCTTGCCCACGTTGAAGTCCATGCCCACATGGATCGGCTCGGCATCCTGTACGTGATCCGTGCAGCCGTTCTTGGCCCGATCGTAGGCATGGTAAATCGTGCCACTGGTCAGATTGACGAACTGGCCGCGAAGGTACGCTGCGATCAGGTGTTGCGGGTAGCTCGCCAGCAAGCTTGGAATGTAATCGTCCGGCAGATTGGCTTCATTGTCATACGTGGATGCCTGAACCATCCCGTACAGCTTCGCCATTTCCGGCTTTTCACGGACCGCCTTCACGAACTGGCGATGCGTGAACTTGAATCCCTCGGGCGTCGTCGCGATGTCCGCGCCGTTTAGCCCGTCATACTTCAAGCGCAAGCGCGCGATGATCTTGCGCCACGCCTGCTCGGCCTTGCGCTCGGCCAGCGTATCGATCTCGTCGATGTCAGCCCGCGCGATCTTGAACCCGACGATGCTTTCGGGCTTCTCCATGCTGCGGCATATCGTCGTGCCGCGATATTGCCGCCCCGAGTAGAAATGGACCTCCTTGTTGACCTCGGCAATCTTGACTCGCAAGCCCCAATCGCTCGCCACTTCCTCGATGGTAGGGAAGTAGATATCGCGAATCTGACCGTACGTCGGCGCGAAGTAACCGCGATGGGCGCGTGGATGCTCCCAAAAGTGCTTGCAGGCCCCCGCAGAGATGCCCCATGTCTTCCCGGCACCGAACCCACAAACCAGCGCGCGGAACTTGTGCGGCAGCGCCAGGAACTGCGCCTGCGGCCGATTAAGGGTCGGCATGCTTCCGTGCATCCACGACTTGCACATCGATCTTCACCGGAGGCGGTGCGTCGCCCTCATCGTCGCCAGTCTCGCGCTTGTCCCGCCACTTGTCAGGCTGGCGATTCTTGAGCCAGAAAATCATCGAAGTCGGGTCAGGCGGGAAGTGCTCGATGAAGTCCGCAAAGACCGGCGCATCCTTGCCCGCTGGCATGAATATCTTGACTGCCTTGTGCGAATACCCCACTGCGCGCTAGAACAGCGATCGCTCCACAAGCGAGTCAAGCTCTTCCTTACTTCGCGTTAAGGACTCCGAAAACGACGGATGCTTGAGCTTCCACAGATTCAGCGTGGATACCGCGACCTCGAAGAAGTCCGCGAGATCAGCATCCGTTGCACCAAGCCTACACAGCTTCGCGGCCTAGTCGTCACACTATGGCGTGTACTTGCTCGGCCTGCCCGTTTTCTTGGCCGTCTCCTGCTTGCCTTTTGCCATGCGTTTTAAGCGGCATCTCGCCACTCTCCGTTTGTTGCAGCGTCACGCTGCGGTATTAGTTCGACGGCCGGCGCGCTCCACAAGCCATCTCTCGCCATCAGCGATCCATTCATCAGCCGTCTGCACGACAATGCAATGCTTGCCCTCGACAAGCGCCTCCATGTCGAAGATGGCGTCCCATATCCAGTCCATGGAGCCGCCGGCCACTCGACGCAGCGCTTGCGCCAGATCATGGACGCGCGTCAGCTTGGTGCCATCAGCATTGGCAGCCCCGGTAGGACTTGAACCTACAGTGCCCGTCAGGGCGTCCGGGTTAGAGCCGGATGCGTCTTGCATTCCGCCACGGGGCAATAGATCGTTCGGCGTCATATGAAGCACAACCTCACCCGCATCGGGATCAGCCACGCTCCACACTTCCAGCCCTTGCGCGAGTACCGCGTCTTCAGCCGCAACCTGCGCCGCCATGAGCGCTTCGAGACTCGGGGCATCTGTCATGGGCCAATCTGCACCACGCCGGAAATGCCTCCGCCAGACGGTGCGTCGCCAATGCGATAAGCGGTCGGCACCGGACGTTGCGCGCCGCCCAAGATGGCGTCACTAAGCTGGCGCACCGCCTCCTCCGTGAGAATGCGCGCAACGTCATCGTCAGTTGGCACTTTGCAATTCCCATCAAGCGCGTCATCCAGCATCGCTTGCACACGCTCACGTGTAGCTGCCACCACCGTATCAACGTTCATTGCTTCGTCTTGACCTTTGGCAACGTTTCATCCGCCACGGCATCGGCGGCCGCGTACAGCATGCCCGCCGTTGTAGGCAAATCGCCCTGCGTGGTGATGACCCGTTCAATGCCGTCAAGCTGCACGACCACGGCACAGCGGTTGCCCAGCAATTGCCACGCATGCACTAGCTGCACGCTGGCGTTCAACAGCGCGGCGGTGTTCTCGTCAAGGCTTGGCATTGGGCTTCCAGCCACAAAGCTTGCGTCCCGTTTCGTCGTGATCCCGAATCGCCTTCGCAGTGCCGTCAGTAAGGACATCGTCGCCACTCACGTAAATTGCTTGCCACGCCGTGCACTCAATCTGCTGAACCAGCTTTGCCGGGATTGGCTGCGGGCGTACTTGGGGCACGCATCCACCCATCATCCCGAAGGTGGCCGGCGCCAGTAGCGCGATCAGCGTCCAGCACCCTTTGCGGCTTCGCTTCCGGCAGTGCGTCGGTTTCACGTTGCACCTCTTGCCGCACAACGGCGGCGTTGACTACTTCCTGCGCGGCTTGGGCCGATACCTGCGCGTCCTTGGCTTGGTCGGCATCGGCCTGTACGCGCTTGCCCTTGCGGAATGCCGCGTAGGCCAGGGCCAAGGCCATGAGAATTGCCGCAGACAGCCCGATCAGCCAGCGGCCTACCTTCGTTCTGGCGAACCATTCGAGCATCAGAAGAATCGACCCCACAGCATCGCGAGCTTCCATTCCAACCATTCTGCAGCGCGCTTGATCCGGTCAATCATGCTTTTGCTCCTGCAAGTTCGGTTGATTCGTCACCGCGCCCAAGCTCGAAAGGATCGGCCCGATCATCGTCCCGGCTACCAGTGCCGTCAGAATCCAGTGCGGAATGCCCGATACCAGCGTGGGCGAGATGGTCAACGCCGCGCCGTATGCCGCGAGTGCGCTAGCGAAACCCAAGGTCAGCGCGTTCCAGCGGATCGACTTCATCCGGTGCCAGCTGCGCCAATACGGGACGAGATTCATTCGCCGACACCGTTCATGCACAACGCGCGATCATCCGCGCGCCGGTTGGATAACCCCTGCACGGCTTCACCGCCCGCTTTGTTCCAGCGCGGCAATTGATCGCAGACACCCTGCCAATCGCCAGCCAATGCGAGCTTTTGGATGGTTGATCCGCACACAGCGGAGGGCCCGACGTTGTACGTCAGGTCCACCAACGCTGCCTCGACCGTGATAGGCATATCCACGTGGATGCACTGGCGAACTGCGCGATCCGCCTCGCTCAACCCGGCGTCAAGCATCGCCTTACATTCGGCATCGCTATAGGTACGATCCTGCACGCCGTGCGTTTCGCCGTAGCACACGGTCAGAACGCCAACGATGTCCCGATACGGAACGTTGCGCTTGCCTTCCCAATGTGACGCCACCACGGATGCCAGCGCGATCACAGCGGCGGCCGATGCAACAATGCCGGTGCGCTTCACGGCTTGGGCTTCCGCCATTCGCGCACCCACTTCCACAGCAGGAACGCTGATTGCAGGACCGCGTAGGCAATCGCAGTGATGTAAACCCAGTCCTACAGGCCAAGGCCCATCAACGTCACCCCCGCAACGGCAACAGTTGGCGCAGTCTTGGCAATCTCATTGGCCGCTGCCCGCGCGAAATCCCCCTGCGTTGTCATCACGCAGCCCTCGGCACGATGTTGTATTTCGGTTGCTGGCTGTAATCGGCGCGGTCATGCTGCGCGACGACAGCCCACGCAGCGGCGGCGCGCGCCTGATCGGTTGCATAGTCACGAATCATCGCGGCGCATGCCCGCAGCATCGACCCATAGCCAACAGGCGACGCCGGATGACCGTCGAAATCGCCGGGTGTCATGGCATCGGGTTCGGCCATTGCGGTGCGTAGCGCCAGTGAGTTTTCAGCGCATGCAAGCGCTGCGGCGACTTTCGGATTGGTCGCGGCCGTCAGCGTTAGACACGCGGCCCAATCCCTTGCCGGCACCCGGTTGGCGTCGTAGTAGCTGACCTCATACAGACTCGCGAACTCGTGCTGACTCGAAAGCAGACTGTCCAGCACCATCGTCGCAAGGATGTCGAACGGAACCTGTGCTTCGGTGTAGCCAAGCTGTATCTGGTAGCCCAGGTCCTGCATCTGAAAATGCAGTTGCCAAGGCGCGAAGGCATAACCTGTCGCGATGCTGTTGGTTGGGTAATTTACGCAAGTGTCGATCATAGGCATACGCCCCGACTGCGACTGCAGGTAGGTCGTAAGTTCCGCGAGGCTCGCCTTGATCCATCCATCGAACAGGTCAGGTGCATCCGAAAGCTTCGCGGCCTGCGCCATCTGGCGCTGCGTCCACGCGATTCCGCGGGCGCTTTCAACGTGCTGGATTGAACACGGGCCGTTCGGAAGCCGATAGCTAGGGTTCGCCCACAGGCAGGCGACGTAATTCGTCCACTGGCTCAACGCGGCCTTGATGGTCTTAGAGCCATACATGGCCGCTGCCAGCACGTGCCATGACGGCGCGTGTCCCGTCGCCTGCCCCAAATCGTACGGACATGCGGTGGTGTAAGCGACGAACGGATTGTCCTTCCCGTAGCAGGCTGGCAGCATGGACGCTTTCGGCCAGTCGCTCGCCAGAAGCATCTTGTTGGTTTTTGTATCGCGTGCGTGGAACGGCCACGGGTTGGCAGCGTCCGACATCCCCAGCACCACGGCCGCCGCATCCGCGCTTGGATTGACCAGGTAACAGGCGTCCCATCCGTTCAACAGGCCGAGATAGTCATGCTCGCCAGGATTGCCAATCGCCTTCGGCAAGGTCGCGATCCCAAGAATAGAATTGTCGCCCTCGGCATACTGCGCGACGTACGACGCAGCTTCGGAGCCGGTACCGTAGTTCGGGAATATGCTGCGGTCGAACGTCTTCACC